CCAACAGTGAATTTAGAAAGAGTTTCACACCTAACTACAAGCTTAATGCGAGATGGAAAGAATTTCATAGGAGAGGCAAAGATAATGTCTACACCTATGGGAGAAATTGTGAAATCCCTTATGGATGAGGGATGTAAATTAGGTGTATCGAGTCGAGGGATGGGAAGTTTACAACAAAAAGGTGGTGCAAATTACGTCAAAGATGATTTTTACCTTGCTACCGCCGCAGATATTGTTGCTGACCCTTCCGCCCCTAATGCCTTTGTTGAGGGTGTTATGGAAGGAAAAGAGTGGGTTTGGAATAATGGCGCACTTGTAGAATCACATCTTATCGAACTAAAGAAACAATTAGACGTTAAACAACGCAATCGTGATGCAAAAATAGAGGCATTAGAGTTTGCAAAGTTTCTTAAAAGACTATAATTTATAAATAATAACTATAAAGAGAAGGAGACATCTGATGTCCGAACTAGAACAAACCATTGAGGAACTTGAAGCGGAAGTCCTTGCAGAACTTGAGGAAGCTTCAGAAGCTCCTTTAGGTAAAGCAAAAGATTTAGGCTTAGGTTCTGATAACGCTGGAGATAGTGTCTCCACCGCTAAGAATAATGCACCAAAAAGTGCTGGTGCAGATAGCGCAGAGTCAGTTGACGGCGAAAAAGCCCAAGACCTCGGCGGTGCGAAACCAGAAGCAAGTGTAGAAAAAGGTGCTGACGAAGATCGTGCAGAGAAAGCGATTGGTAAGAAAGCATCTGCAGCTGCAAGTGCAACAAAAGACGCTCAGAATTCGGGTGCAAAACAGGAGCCTAAAGTGAAACAAGGTAGTTCAGGCGAAGCAACGCCAGGCGAAAGCCAGAAACTTGCTGCTTCCCATGAACCCGAAGGTGACGAGGTTCTTGAAGAGGCACCAAAAATGACTAAAGCACAACATATCGAAAATATCGCAAAGATGAAGAAAGGTGATATTGAAGAAATGCTTGCTGCTCACGCATCAAAACTCGAAGAAGCTGGTAATGCAGAGTCCGAAGAGGAATTGAAGAAACTCGAAGATGCGAAAGCAGAGATCGAAGAAAAAATTGCAAATATCAATGTTAAAGAAGACGTTGATGCTCTTGTTGATGGTGAAGACCTTTCAGAAGAGTTTAAAGAAAAAGCAGCAACAATCTTTGAAGCAGCAGTTAAATCAAAAATTCGTTCAGAAGTAGAACGTATTGTTGAAGAGTCTGCAGCTGATAAAGACGCTGAAGTAGAAACCTTTAAGGAAGAAATGACTGATAAGGTTGATACATATCTTAATTACGTAGTGGAAGAATGGACTAAAGAGAATGAATTGGCAATCGAGCGTGGACTTAAAGGCGAGATTGCAGAGGATTTTATCTCTGGACTGAAACAACTTTTTGAAGACCATTACATCGATGTGCCTGATGAGAAATATGACGTTCTCGAAGCACAAAGTGAAAAGATTAGCGATCTAGAGTCTCGTTTGAATGAAGAAATTCAAAAGAATGTCGAAGGCAAAGAAGTCAAAGACACTCTAGTACGTGAACAGGTTATATCTGAGGTTTCCGAAGATTTAGCCGATACCGAAATTGAGAAGTTTAAATCATTAACACAAGACGTAGAATTTGTTACGGAAGAGTCTTTTCGTGAGAAACTAAGTACTTTGAAGGATAGTTATTTCCCGAAAATGCAAGTTAATGAGGACAACTCTATTGATGATGTAGACGACAGCACCGCTCAGGACATTGATACGACAGATACCATGCGAAAGTATATGTCTGCTATCAGTCGTGATCAAAAGGCGAGTGCATAATATTATAAAAAACAGATGTAAATTTAAAAGGAGAAACTAATGTTTCAGACAGAACATCTACAAGAAAAGTGGCAGCCAGTCCTAGAACACCCTGATTTACCAAAAATTCAGGATTCTTATAAGCGAGCTGTTACTACAGTAATCTTGGAAAACCAAGAAAAGGCATTAAACGAAGATCGTATAATGCTTTCCGAAACTGCCCCTACCAACTCTACTGGTGGTGGTCAGATGGATATGTGGGACCCAATTTTGATCTCACTCGTTCGTCGTGCAATGCCTAACCTTATTGCTTATGACGTTTGTGGCGTTCAGCCAATGACAGGCCCAACTGGTCTGATCTTTGCAATGCGTTCTACATTTACTTCACAAGACGGTGCAGAAGCACTTGTTGACGAAGCAATGCCTGATATTGCAAACCAAAACGCTGCCGGTACTGTTGGTGGTGGTGATGTTGGTGCAACCGAGACTAACCCTGCTGTCCTTAATGACAGTCCTTCTGCTGGAACTTATGTTTCTGCAACTGGTATGACTACGGCTCAGTCCGAGGCATTGGGTGATTCTTCTACTAACGCTTTCGCAGAGATGGCATTCTCAATCGAGAAGTCCACGGTTACTGCGGTTTCACGTGCTCTAAAAGCAGAGTACACAATGGAACTTGCACAAGACCTTAAAGCAATTCATGGTCTTGACGCAGAAACAGAACTTGCTAATATCTTGAGTTCTGAAATTCTTGCAGAAATCAACCGTGAAGTTGTTCGTTCACTTTATGTAACTGCTGTTGCAGGCGCACAGGTTAACACAACAACTGCTGGTATCTTTGATCTAGACACCGACTCAAATGGTCGTTGGTCTGTTGAGAAGTTTAAAGGTCTTATGTTCGCAATCGAACGTGATGCTAATGCGATTGGTCAACAGACTCGTCGTGGTAAGGGTAACATGTTGATTGTATCTGCTGACGTTGCAAGTGCATTGAACATGGCTGGTGTACTAGATTACACTCCTGCTCTTAACAACAATCTTTCCGTAGATGACACAAGTACAACATTTGCTGGTGTTATGAACGGACGTTTTAAGGTTTATGTTGATCCTTATTCTGCAAATGTTGCTGCTAGTCAGTACTATGTTTGTGGTTATAAAGGTACATCGCCTTATGACGCTGGTTTCTTTTATTGCCCATATGTGCCTCTTCAGATGGTACGTGCGGTTGGCGAAAGTTCCTTCCAGCCTAAGATTGGTTTCAAGACACGTTATGGTCTTGCTGCTAATCCATTCGCTGGTGCCGGTGCGGTTGCAGCTGGTGATACCGTTAATAGTAACGCTTCACTTGATGCAAACACAAACGCTTGGTATCGCCGAGTTAAAGTTACTAACCTTATGTAAGATAAGGGAATTACTAAACTTGGGGGAGCATCTTGCTCCCCCTTTTTTTGTACCTAAATAGTAATAGGAGATAAACATGGCTGGGCCTCTAGACAGACAACCAACAAAATTAGACTATGCAAGTCCAACGCAATTTAAATTTGGTATTCATCAGTTACCGAAGGTTGAATATTTTGTGACTGCTTGTACTCTACCTACTATAACTTTAGATACTACTGAACTAGCATCTCCCTATAAAAATATCCCAATAACAGGTGATAAATTAACTTATGGGCCGCTCGAAGTTACTTTTATTGTAGATGAATATCTAGAGAACTATAGTTCGCTTCATAATTGGATTACTGGTATAGGTTTTCCTCAGAATCGTGAACAGTTTTCTAAATTTAGAGATGTAACTTCAAACACTCCTGCTGTCGCATCTAGCAAACCTACTTCAGATACAGTTGGAAGTGCAACGCCAGATAGGGCAATGTACTCTGATGGATATCTTATGGTATTGTCTAATAAAAATAATCCTATTGTACAGATAGATTTTCAAGATATGTTTCCTACAGATTTGGGATCATTATCATATGATCAGGGTGGAACTGATTCTGAAATTTTTACTATGACTGTATCTTTTAATTACAATATCTTCACTTTGACAGCATTATAAATAAACATGAGTGGTAAATGATAAGCTTTAACAAATGTCAAAAATAGTCTGTATCTTTAAGACAAAATATTAAAAGAAAGTTTTATCAAGTTGCTGCTCCACTTTGAAAGTATATTATGAATTTAGAAGAATTGAAAAAAGAAGCATACAAAGACCTACCTATCACTGATCAAGAGCATCTGGATCAGGAGTCCTTTCGCAACCAAGATATCAAATCAAAATGGTTAGACTATAAAACACGGTTCGAACTTTTACTTGTCAAAAATAAAGGTGACTACCAGAAGTTATATAGAGCCAAGTGGGAATACTATGGCGGTAAAGCAGATGCAAAGATATATGCGTCTAAACCATTTGACTTTAAAGTATTAAAAACTGATCTAGCAATGTATATTAATTCTGATGATGATATCATAGAACTTGGTGCAAAAATAAGCTATCTGGAAACCTCTATAAAATTTATCGAAGGTGTGATAAAGTCTATCGATAATCGTGGGTGGGATGTAAGTCACGCAATTGGCTGGAAGAAATTTGAAGCTGGTATGCTATGATTAAAAAATATCATGTTAATAATTATGAAGCCATCAATAAAGATATTATTGAAAGAATTAATAAGTATAATAGCAAAAAAGAAATTGGTTATGGATTTTTAGAGTTCGATATTTTTTATGATTTTGATGACTTAACCAGTATCAATATTCTTAAAGGGTTATTTATAGAAAATGCTTTTGATTTTATTGGTAAGGAAGTTGAATACAAATTAGATAGGGGTTGGATACATGCCGATTGGGTAGATAGAAATGCAGAACATTTATATCAGTCTGGTCAATTTAACCAACACAGAAAATATCATGATCATATTGATATTATTTTTAAAGATTATCTTGGAGTTAGTTGTGTTTACTATCTTGACTCTTCTCACGAACAAAATGGTGAAGCAGTATTGCAATATGAACATGAAGTAAGAGGTATACAAAACATTAAATCTAAAACTGGAGATATGTTAATATTTCCAAATGAGCTAATACACTCTGCAAGTGCTACTAAAAGCAGTGAACAAAATCCTAGATATTCTATCTCAACAAACGTAAGATGGTTGCCCTAATGAATGTCGGTGATTACGTAAAATATTATGAAGACATTCTATCTGTAGATCAATGTAAAGAAGTGCTACACTGTACAGAAACAGTATTCGTTGCATCTTCATACTCAAATAAAGACGGGGAAATTGTATCTAATGAACGAGTTCGTATGGATGAGTTCTGGGTGAAGAAGGACAGCGTTCTCTATCCTCTCGTTCATGGCGGCTTCAGTAGAGTTATAAAAAAATATTCAGAAGAGTTTGAAAGATTTAGTGTACAGCACACAACAGATTTTAGAATAAACAGATATGTCGAAGGTGGATTTATGTCAAGTCACGTAGACAACATACATCACAGCCATGGCCAACAATATGGATATCCTCAAGTATCTGCTCTTCTATACCTCAATGATGATTATGAGGGTGGAGAGTTCTACGTGGCAGATAAGAAATTTGAACCGAAACAAGGTTCAGCAATTATATTCCCTTCTAATTTTATGTTTCCCCATGAAGCAAAAGAAGTAACTAAAGGGACAAGATGGAGCATAGTGACATGGTTAATGTAGCAAAGACAAATTTATTCCCAACATCAATCTACGAGTTTGATTCGGAGATATCTTCACAACAACATGATATAATGATTGATTATATTTCAGATAAATTCGAGAACAAATACAAAAACGTACAGACGGGGGAAGATGCTCTTTTTGGATTATATCAAGGAGATGATAATCTACACTTAAAACCTGAGTTTAAATACCTCACAGAGTTTGTACATGCAATAAGTTCCAACATATTTGTACAAGAGGGGTACGAATATCAAAAAGTAGAGATTACTCAGATGTGGGCTAACCTACAGGATGATGGTAGTATTCATCCACCACACACCCATGCAAATAGTATTCACTCTGGTATATACTACCTAAAGGCATCAGAGAAAACTTCTGGTACACAATTCTTTGATCCTAGAGGTCAATGTAAAGTATTGGTTCCTAGAAAGGATAAGTTTTTAATACAGAATTCTAATATGTTTCAAGTTAATTCTAAGACAGGACACGGCGTAGTGTTTCCATCTTGGTTGCAACATTGGGTTCCTAGTAATGTAGGTGAACGAATTACTATTTCATGGAATGTTATAATGAGAGGTAAGTATGGAGAAGACCATACATTGCAAAATGCTGATATCTAAAAAGAATGAAGTTTATCTGATAATTTCAGACCTAGACCCTTCTACAAATCAGGAGCTTACAGAGTTCTTTACGTTCGAGGTTCCTGGCTTTAAGTTTATGCCTATGTATCGTAATCGTATGTGGGATGGAAAGATACGACTCTTTTCTCCAGCGACAGGAGAGATATATGTAGGACTATTACCATACGTCCAGAAATTTTGTGAT